GTTATACCAAGTGCATCTGTAATAAAACTCATATTAAACCTCTGTCTTTATAAAATTAATAACATCTTTTGTTCTACTTACTTCTTTAAAACCTAGTCTTTCTACAAATTCTTTTGTTTCAGGAAAAGTAGATGTTTCAACTTTACCATATTTAAGAATAATGTTCTTACACAATCTTTGATACATCTTCATTGGAAACCACTTACTTTTATATTCAGGAAGGCATCCACAATGTATTTTATTACCTTTTACTACAAATAAAGCTACTGTATCATTGTTTCTATATATGGGATAATACTCCCATGTTAAAGCTTCTTCTAAGAACTTCTTTTTAATTTCTTTAGGACTTCCATAAATCCTATATAACAAGTTTGCGTATTCTACTTTAAGCATTAAGTCTTCATAATATATGCTAAAGCATAATATGGTGGTAAGTTAGCATTCGTACCACTAGAACCTGTTGTAGAGTTTGAAACTGTAATACCTGTTGTAGATGTACTTGTAACAGATGATACTCTACCTGTTCCATAGCCTGTACTTGAATCTACAGGTGCACCACCATTATCAGCACCAGCTTGTGCTGAACCTAAAGTTTGTGGTGTATGGTTATGTCCTGGGTCTGTTACTGTTGCAGTATGGGTATGAGACACTACAATAGCGTCTGCACTACCACCAGTAGCTGCTACTGCATAAGTAGAACCAGCACCTACTACAAATCTATTTCTTAAATCAGGAGTACCACTTGTACCATTACATAATACCCAACCACTTGGAATTGTAGCAATAGAGCCTGACCACATAATAATACCACCAGTAGGGAATGAAGCAGTTACAGCTGTAGTTACAAATTCTGTAGTAGCAATTTGTGATGTATTTGTTCCAACACTCGCTGTAGGAGCTGTAGGAGTACCAGTGAGAGCAGGAGAAATACTATTTGCTTTACTATTCACTGCTGTTTGTAAAGCATTAAACTCTACATCAAACTCAGATCCTTTAATAATCTTTCCTGGATCTCCTGAAGCCAAAGAATCTTTTGCTAAGAAATTGGTTGCTTTGGTGTAATTTGCCATTATATCATTTTCCCTGTTTGTAAATAAACATCTATTTTTTGAATAGACACTGGATTATCATTAATTTCCGATTCAACTCCAAATTGTATAACTTTACCTGATCCACCTAAAGGTACTGCAATTGTATTAACACCAATACCTACGGAAGAATACTTTGCTATATTATATTCATAAGTAGTATTAAATGTAGCATAAATACCTGAACCTAAACTTCTATTAATAGGTTGTGCTGTAGGATTTAATGTATAGTCATAACCATATTTAAATACAAAGTCTTGATCTCCATTACCTATTACAACTAAAGAAGCTTTCTTTAACATCTTATTAGTTGTAGAACTTCCTAAATCAGAATTAGATGTAAAGTATTGCATTGTATAAGGATCTGTACCATCTAGATAACCATTATATTTAACAATCTTTCCTGGAAGTCCTATAAGGAGTTCTCTATCTTCTGTAGAACAAAATGCAGTGTAGTTTGTACCTGCATTATTATTCCATAAAGTTGTTCTAGCTGCACCATTCTGTAAGACTTGTCTTAAATCAAAATAAACTATAATCTTAGAACCAGGAAATGTAATAAGATAGAAGGCATCTCTTTCAAAGTAAGCACTTCTAATATTATTCATTGTTTCTACTGCTAAATAGCCAACTAAGTCATCTCTAATGTTTAATGAGAGTTCTCTTAATGGCATTGTATTTTCTTGTACTGTTCTATTAAAGCTTCTTACACCACTCTTTGATAAGAAGATTAAATCAGTACCAGTTGCTTGTACAGAGTCTCTAGCTATACATCCTACACCTACTACAACATCAGCAAGTGTCATTGTCGTAGGATCATCAGCACCTTGATATACTACAATGTGATTCTTGCAGAATATCACTAAATATTTATTGTGGTAAGCTAGTGCTGTAATCTCATCATTATTACCAATGACAGAGCTTATATCTAACATTCCTGAACCAGTGCCAGTGAATGCTGCACCATCTAATAATCTACTGTAATAAACATTTACTTTATTACTTGTAAGTCTTGCTGTCCATATTCTACCAAATGCTGATAATACACAGTCAGGATCGAATGTAGAAACACCTGTAGGTTTAGTTCCATAATCCCCTACTCTTTGGAAGATAAATGCACCTACATGAGATGCTTTTCTCCATACAAGAAATGGGACACCCATCTGTGCTGCAAAGCCATAAGAAGAAGCTGTAATGCCACTTCCTTCAGGTAGAGCTGCAAATTGAAACCTGTCATCTGGTGGAGATATAGGTGAGTTAGTTGTTTGGTCAGCAGCTTTAGGAATCTGTTCTACTAAAGTTTCTGTACCTGTGAATAGTTTACCACCACCTGCAGATAGATAAGTAATAGTACCATCTACCTCTTTAAATTCAAATATACTACCAATGGCTTCTGTATCAAGAAGAGTACCATTATTTGTAGTGACTACATCCCATCCTTTTCTAGCACCTAATCTACCATACTTGTCAATGACACAGTTAGTAGCAATAGAAGCATAGCCGCTTTCAAGCGTAACAGCTGAATCTTGGGTGTTTAAACCCATAAATCCAGGTGCTTGGATAGAAGTAGTCTTTAATGTACCAGCCATTATTGAGGATACCAAGTAGTTTCTTCAGGTCTTGTTCCAGCTTCAATTGCAATTAAATCAGCTAACATATTTCTGTAACGCATTTCTTGATCCTGATTACCACCATCTTCACCTCGTTCAGCAATTGCTCTAGCAAGGGTACCTTCAACAAGAAGTTGATATGGAATCTTTACTTTTTCAGAATCAAGAGTAAGTTCATCTTGTGGCATAACCACATTAAAACGAATAGTGTAAGCTGTATCAGGTACAGGGAATAAATCCACTTGTGTATCACCATACTCTGTTACACCATTAAAGTTATAGTATAAAGGACTACCTTTTTGTACAGGAACCATAAGTAAATTGGTTTCAAACCATCTACTATCTCTAGGTTTTACAAAGATGTTATCTGTGTCATTAACGACATTAATAACTCTAAAACGAGTTCCAGCACCAACAAGGATGTAGTTAAAAAGGTCAGGGGCAGTCGTTGCTGTAAGAGTAATTCTTAGAGCAGACCAATCCCAAGCATCTTCGATTTCTCGTTTAGCTACATTGACAAGTTCACCTATGAGTGTACTGTATGAATTCTCAGTGACAGACGCTACTGTAGGTTCCCTTAATCTTTTTAAAACCTTATTGACAATTTCTAAATAAGTCATTATAATATTCCTATATATACAACAATTATACCATAAGAATGGCTATTTGTCAACTACTTTATTACCATTTAACTTTGTCTGCCCAATAGGCAGCTGACATCTTACCTTTAGCTATATTCTTAGCGTGTCTTGCTTTAAAAGACTTTTGTCTTGCTTTCTCAGAAGCTGTTTTAGGGGCAGATCCTGCACCACTAACACCTTGCTGACCGAATCTAATTAGTTTCTCTGTTGTACCTACTTTAGCTAATACAGCATGACTCTTCTTGGGATGACCAGGAGTTCTTTTAGGTTTGTTATAACCAGAGAATGTTTCTTTACCTTTTTTAATCATTTCTTTTTAGCCGTCTTTGCAGATTGTTTAAACGCTTTTGCAGTAGGAGCACCTTTCGCCCCTACCTTTCGCATCTTTTCTTTAGACCCTGCTTTTATTCGTGCTCGTTTAGCATGAATATTAGCGTATAGACCTTTAGTAGCCACGCTTTGCACCTTTTTTCATTGGCTTTGCTGCTACTTTCTTACCTGACTTCTTAGCGTATTCTTTAGCTTCTTTCTTACCTTTTTCTGTGTAAGCAAACTTTTTCATTCCGACCATTGGCATAATATTTTCCTTTTAGTTAAAGTTTCTTTTACCTTTATTATCTATTACTAAGGCTTGTTTTCTTGGTGTTGCTCCTTTAATATTGGGTATTGAAATATGTACCCAATTATCAAACTCTAATATAACTTGATCGTAAGGTATATCATTATCGACAATGGCTCTAACCACTGCACTAGGAGACAT